GATTTATTGCGGAAACTTTGAAGAAGCGATCACACTGTTTGACAGAGAAAAGCTTACAATCGGAATTTCTACAGAAGCAGGAGACTTATGGAGCAAAGACCAGACTGGAATTAAAGTACGTGAACGTTTAGACTGCCAGATCGTCGATGATATGGCGGTATATAAAGCAGAAATTCCGGCAGATCAGATCTCAGAACCAACAAAAAAATACAGAAGATCAGAACTGGAAGCAATGACTGTAGACGAAATTAAACAGCTTGCAACAACTAAGAGCTACACAATTACAAAGACAAAGAAAGATGAGATCATTGAAGAGTTTATCACAGCTCAGAAAGGATGATAAATGGATGCTGATGTACGTTCACAGCTTCTTGAAGAAGCGAGCGAATATCTAAAGGTTGAAGAAGACGATGTCGTATTCAATCTTGCATTTGATGCAGCATGTGAAACAGTGGCGGCAGCAGTTGGAAAGTTTGATGAAAACAGTGCAAGAATGAAACTTGCACTGTTTTTGATCATGCAGCAATTGTATGATAACCGATCTATCCTGGAAACAAAGAATAACGAGAAAATTTCGTACATTGCAAGAACGATCTTATTGCAGTTACAATTGGAAAATTATTCGGAGGATGAAGATGATTAACATCGGAGACATGAATAAAAAAATAGAGATCTATGGTTTTGGATGGGATAAGGATGAACTTGGACAAAAAATCAGAAAAGAAAAGTTAATTGCCAGAGTATGGGCAAAAGTTCGCCTGATCCGATCTTCCGAATCAATCAAGCTTCTGAAAAACGAAGCAACGGAAGAAATGCAATTTACGATCAGATATCGAAAAGGAATTGATAAAAACATGAAAATTCGATACAAGGATCAAATGTATGGAATTGATTCGGTAGAAAATGAAAACGAAGCGGATAGATTTCTGATACTGCATGCGGAGGCTGTAGAAGATGAAAATAAGAGCGAAAACAACATTTGTAGGTACATTTAACATGAAAAAAGATGAGATCAAAGAATGTGACGATCGAAGAGTCGTAAATGATCTGAAAAAACTTGGATTAGTAGAAGATGTACCAGAAGAAAAAGAATCGGTGTCCGATTCGGACACAATGGAGCAAAAAAACGATGTCAGATGAAATTGATTTTGAATTCGACACTGCTACGTTCGATGAATTACGAGAGAGTCTGGAGAAAGTAGCAAAGAGGTATCCGGATTATGCAGAAAAAGAACTAAAAAAAGAAGGAAGAGAATTCAGCAAGGCTGTAAGAAAAGAAGCT